GTCACCTGCGAACACTGTGGCGGGTACATCACCGACACCACACGAGACCTGCACATAGACCGCGCATGCATGACCGAACACCAAACCGCGGTCTACCAGCGCGGACGAGCGGCCGTTGACGCCGAGCTGGCCGCGGCACGGCAACACAACCGGCAGGAGACGATATGAGCGAGCGATGCGAGGTCATCACGACCGAAGGCGGCTGCGGGCAAGAAGCCACCCTGCGCTACTGGCAGCGGCCAGAAGGTCGCCTGGAGCTGTACATCTGCGACTCGCACTGGGAGCTGTGGAACAACCGGCAGGAGACGACGCCATGAGCAGCCTGAGACTCGTAGCCGACGAAGACCCGACCCGCGACCTGCCGCACGACGACGCGCTGTCGGTGCTGAACGGGCACTGGCGTGCGGCACGGACCGCCTACGCCGACCTGCTCGGCGTCGTAGGTGATCTGTACATGCGGCATCTGATCGTCCCGCCGGCCAAGCGGGCCATTAGCCGCTCACATATGGCCGCCATGCGAGACCGAGCGCGGGACATGGCTTTGCACGCGACTCGGATCGCGGACGAGCTGGATCGTGCCGTGCAGGTCTACGACAGGGTCGAACGATGACCGGCGAGAAGCTCGTAGATCCCGACTGTAAAGCCGGCAAGCACCGCGCCTGCGTCGGCGGCCTATGCCGATGTTCCTGCCACTGGGACACCCACACCGAGGAGGACACGCCATGAGTGGAAGCAGTTGGGCAGCCCTCGGCCTGTACCTCGCGTCAGCGGTCATTGCCGGATGCCTGTTCGGATTGCTGATACGGGCTGCCAAAGCACTGCTATCCAGGTACTTGCGCATCGCCAGTCCGGGCTGGACGCGCTCGACCTCACAGCACACCACCGACGAGTGGATTCGGGCCGCGTATCCTGACGCGGACTTCCACCGCCAGATCATGGACGCCGTCTACGCCGAGCACGACCGGATGCTCGACGTCCCCGCCGCTGATCTCGCGTGGGTCATGTCGCAGGAGTGGCAGAACGAGATCCGGGAAGCGGCGGGAACGCATGTGAGCGTGCTCAACTATGCGCAGCACAGGCGCACAGTCGATGCCTTCATCGGCCACACCATGCTCGGCATCTCGGTAGAGATCCGTGACGGTGCCGGGTTCCCCAAGCTGGTCAAGCGGGAGGTCAAGTGAGCGTCGCCGAGACCGCCCGCTACGTGCAGCAACTCACCCAGCCCTACAGCCACACCGAGCCCTACTGGACCCTCGGCCGCCGCACCCAAATCCCAAGAGCACACCGCAGCAACCACCCATCCCTGCTCAACCAGCTACGCGCAGCCTGCGAACCCGGACTCGTCGACGACACCGGAGCCCGAATCGGCGAGAGCAAACCACCAGTCGCCATGAGCGCCCTCGACGTGCTACTACGCATCGAAGCCGCCTCCGCAGACTGGGTATCACGACAACTAGAACACCCGCTACGAGACACCGCCGAAGCCAACCTGTCCCTACTCGCCGGCAAAACCAACGACGTGCGCGCACTCGGCCTCAGCGAGGCCATCGAATCCTGGTGGCGCTGGGCACGTGTCGAATCCGCATGGGACGGACGGCCACGCGACCTGAGAGACCCATGCCCCTGGTGCGCACAGCGCATGCTGAGGGTGGCGTGGGATGTATCGGCGGCCTGGTGCAGGGAGTGCGGCTCAGCATGGGGTGCGGCAGATGTGGGGGTCTTGGGAGCCATGCTCGACCAGCAACGCGCGTCGGCTTGACTCACGATACGAAAGTGACGCATGATGGCCGCGTTGGAGACGTATGTCCGGGCCCAGTTTCATAAGGGGCCTGTTCTCAAGGGGGCGTGTCATCCCTAGGGTCGGCCACAGCCCCCTGTCCACCGCACACGGTCATGCTTCGCTGAAAACTGATCAACTCAACTGACTGAACTGAACCAACTAGCGAATTGGTCAAGAGAACGCACGAAACGTCACCCATCAAGGTCAACATCGCTGTGACCTGCAGGGATGGGTAGGGGCGGTAACCTGGCGACGTGCAAATGATCTTGGGGTTCAGCACTCCCGCGCTGCGTTTACATACTTTTCGGACATCTTGAACGATCTTGGAGCCGCCCCGCTTTTACAGCGCTGGGCGGCTTCCTCCGTCAGAAGTGTCAGAAGTGTCACATGGAGGGAGTCACCCCTCCATGGAACGAGTCTGTCTGGATTGCGGAGCACCGCTCACGAAGAAGTCTGGTCGCGGGCGGTGGCCGACGTACTGCCCCGGCTGTAAGCCGAAGAAGCAGTCTGGGCAGCATCGGGTGCTCGGGCTCCGTCGTTGCGGCTGGTGTGACCGTGAGTACGAGTGGCGCCAAGGCGAGATGGGGATGTACTGCTCGGTCAAGTGCAACGCCGCTGGCCGAAGCAAGATCCGATCTTGCGATATTTCACGGCGGTGGCGAGATCAAGTGATCCGGCTGTTCAGATGTCAGCGTGACGATCTGCCCGATCTGAAGCCGTTCACGTGGAATATCGAGTCGAAGACGTGCGACCACTGCGACGCCGTGATGGTCAATCCGCGTCCCGGTAAGAGATTCTGCTCGGAACGATGTGGAAGCGCCGCGCGGAAGCCCGCCTACGTGCCGCGCACGTATGCGGTTGAGTGTGGAGACTGTGGCGTCGAGTTTGTGGCCCGCGATTCGCGTAAGCGGTACTGCTCGGAGGACTGCTGGCCGAGTGGTAAGAAGGTCAACATAAGCCCACGGCGCCGCCGCCGGATCTATCAACGCGATCGTTGGTGTTGCCAGCTGTGCGGCGAGAAGGTTGACCGGCGCGCGAAGTACACGGATCGCGCGCCGAGCATTGACCACATCATCCCCCGAAGTCTTCACGGCACGGACGAGGATGAGAATCTCCAGCTAGCGCATCGTGGATGCAACTCGGAGAAGGGCAACCGCGCTGTAGGCGAGCAGCTGCTTCTGGTCGGCTGAATGGCTCAGGACTCGTGGTCCTCGGTTCCCCAGAACGTGCGGGATATCCTGCGCGAGCTCGTGTTCCAACGCGACGGTTACGTCTGTACCGTCCGCCGAAGCCCAAGGTGCAGCGGCCGTGCCGAGGAGCTAGATCACATTATTCCGAGGGCGCAGGGCGGCGCGATCTTCGACCCTGACAACTGCCGCAGCTCATGCCGCCACTGCAATCGGGGCCGGCGTGACCGCAAGATCCGTATAGCGGCGTCGAGGGAGTGGTGAATGCGGGTTCTGATCACCGGTGGCTGCGGCTTTGCAGGGGCTCATCTGGTTGAGCATCTACTGACCGAGACGGACTGGCGCCTGGTCGTCCTGGACGGTCTCACCTATGCGGGCCGGGTGGATCGGTTGACCGATGCGGCCGGGTTCGATCCGAGTCGGGTGGATCTGGTGTGGTGGGATCTGCGTTCGCCGATCCATGCTGCGGTGGATGAGCAGATCGGCGAGGTTGACGCGGTGCTGCATCTGGCTGCGGGCAGCCATGTGGACCGTTCGATCGCTGATCCGGTGCCGTTCGTGCAGAACAACGTGGGCGTGACGTTGAATCTGCTGGAGTGGGCGCGCACCCGCAGCTTGTCGCACTTCGTGCAGGTGTCCACTGATGAGGTGTACGGGCCGGCCGCACCGGGTGAGGCGCATGCGGAGTGGTCCCCGATTGTGCCGTCGAATCCGTATGCGGCGTCGAAGGCGGCACAGGAGGCTATCGCCGTCTCGTATTGGAGGACATTTGGCGTGCCGGTTGTGGTCACGAACACGATGAACATGTTCGGTGAACGACAGCACGTCGAGAAGATGGTCCCGAAAGCGGTCCGGTGTCTGCTGGCCGGGGAGCCGGTGACACTGCACGCCCGCAAGATGGACGGTTGGCTTCGTCATCATCCGAATGCGTGGGAGCCGTCGTCGCGGTGCTGGTTGCATGCCCGCAACCATGCTGACGCGCTGCGCTGGATTCTCACTGAGACGAGCCCTGTCCGGTTTGGTGACGCGGTGCGCCCGGATCGTTGGCATGTGGCCGGCAAGGAGTTGGACGTGCTGCAGGTGGCGGGCATGCTGGCCGACGCGCTGGACCGTCCGCTCGAGTATGAGTGGGTGGACTATCACTCGTCCCGTCCTGGTCATGATCACCGTTATGCGTTGGATGCGTCGAAGATCGCGACAGCGGGTTGGAAGCCGCCGGTGCCGCTGGGCGAGTCTTTGGCCCGGACGGCCCGCTGGTACGCCGAACGTCCCGGGTGGCTGCGGTGAACAACCCGGAGGCTCTCGAGGTCACCCTTCAGTCGCTGCGTGACACCAGGCGGTTGGAGAACGTCGATGAGGCGCTGGTGCAGGCGTTGAAGTCGATGGCTGAGGCGTTGGATCGGGACCCGAGTAACGCCGCGTTGTGGCGGCAGTATCGGGAGACGCTCAAGGAGCTGACGGCCGATGACTCGGACAGCTCCGTTGCCGGTGACATTGCAGCGTTGTTCGCCACGGTTCGCGACAAGGCGTAGGCCCGAACGGGAGACGTTCGGTCCCGAGCTGGCCAAGGTTGCCGACAATCTGGGTCAGCCGCTGATGCCGTGGCAGCGGCTGGTGGCCGACACGGCATGCGAGATCGACCCGGACACCGGGTATCCGGCGTACCGCGAGGTCGTTGTCACGGTGCCGCGGCAGTCGGGTAAGACCACGCTGTTCCTGTCGTGGCAGATCCATCGGTGCCTGTCCCCGCGGTGGCAGCAGCCGCAGCGCTCGGTCTTCACGGCGCAGACGGGCAAGGACGCCCGCGACAAGTGGCTCGACGAGCTGTATCCGCTGATCAAGGGCTCGTCGCTGGCCCGGTTCACCACTCACATGCACGGCGGCATGGGTAACGAGTCGATCGGCTGGGCGACCGGTGGGCTGATCCGGCTGCTGTCCACGTCGTCGTCAAGTGGGCATTCGAAGACGTTGCACCAGGCCGTGATGGACGAGATCTGGCACGACGTGGACGACCGCCGCGAGCAGGGTTTGCGCCCGTCCATGGTGACGATCCCGGACGCGCAACTGCTGGTGTGCTCGACCGCCGGCACCGATGCCAGTCTCGTGTACAACCGGAAGCTGACGATGGGACGTCAGGCTGTTCTCGCGGACGCGGGTCACGGTGTTGCGTACATCGAGTACCGTGCACCTGACGACTGGGACCCTGAGGACGAGGAGTCGTACTTCACGTTCATGCCGGCGTTGTGCCCGGACCCGCCGTGCCGCTGCGGTGTGGATGACGGCGGGTGGCGGCACACGGTGACGCTTCCCGTGCTGCGTGCGGAGCGGCAGTCGATGGACCCGCCTGAGTATCGCCGGGCGTACGGGAACATTCCGACCGCGTCGTCGGATCTGGTGTTCGCGCCTGAGGTGTGGCGTGAGGTGTGCGATCCGCGGGGCACGCCGGGTGAGATTGAGCGGTTCGGGCTGGATGTGGCGGAGGACCGTAGCTCGGCGTCGATCGTGGCCGCCGGTGACGGTGAGGCCTTGGAGCTGGTGGAGCACTTCCCTCACGGCTTGGAGCGTGTCGCCGGGCGCTGCAACGAGCTGACGGACCGGCACGGCGGGAAGGTCACCATCGACTTCGGCGGCCCTGCGGGAGCGTTGGCCGACGACATCCAGGAGTGCGAACGGCTCACAGGCCGGGATGTGATCCAGGCATGCCAGTCGATGTATGACGCGATCGTGGAGCGCCGCGCGATGTTCCGCGCGACCCCGGAGCCGGGTGATCCGTTCACCGACGCGGCGTACGGGGCGGTGAAGAAGCCGATGGGTGACAACTTCGTGTGGTCGCGCAAGGACAGCGTGAACGATGTGACGCCGCTGATGGCGGCGTCGTTGGCGTGGCGGGACAAGGGTGTCGGCGCGTTCTTACTGTGACCTGGAGAGGTGGGAAGCGCGTGAACCGCACCGCAGCAACAATTCTCGCTCTCTCCGCGGTCATGTTTCTGGGCGGTGTGGCGTTGTTCTCGCCGCGCGTTGCGGTGCTTGTGGCCGCGTTGCTGCTGCTGTTGTTCGGTGTGGGGCAGCTCGACGTGGGTGAGCGCCGGTGACGAAACTGTGGCAGCGGGGTTTGCAGTCCGCCGTGTCCAAGCGCAGCAACATTTCCACGATCAACGACTGGATCATGGCGTTCGGTGGTCACCAGTATCCGCTGGGTCTACCGCAGACGATCCGGGGCGATTCCGAGCCGCCGCCGACCACGTTCGAGGCGTACGCGATTCAGCTGTTCGGCGCGAACCCGGTGGTGTGGGCTGCGGAGTCGATCCGCAAGGCCGTGTTCAGCCAGGCCGAGTTTGTGTGGCGTGACGTCGATTCCGGGGAAACCACGGGCGGGTCGTCGTTGGAGCTGCTGCGGCGGCCGTGGCCGGGCGGGTCGACGTCGCGGCTGCTGACCAAGGCGTTGTTGCACGCCGATCTTGGCGGCAACGGGTATGTACTGCGAGTCCCGCAGGGCCCGCCGCGGCTGCAGTTGATGCGCCCCGACCGGGTGACGATCATTCTAGGGTCGCAGCTGGAACCTGACGATCCGTCGCTGGCCGAGGACGCGGAGCTCGCGGGCTACATGTACATGCCGCCGGGCAGCAAGCCGCGGTTCTACTTCCCCGATCAGGTCGGTCACATCGCGTTCATGCCGGACCCGCTGGCCACGTTCCGTGGCATGTCGTGGTTGACGCCAGTGGTCCGTGAGGTCCAGGGCGACAAGATCATGACCGAGCACAAGCTGAAGTTCTTCGAGCAGGGCGCCACCCCGAACCTGATCATCACGTTCGACGCCACTCAGACGTTGAAGCAGGTGACAGCGTTCAAGGAGCTGGCCGAGGATAGCAACACCGGGCTGGAGAACGCCTACCGCACCCTGTACCTGGGCGGTGGCGCCGATGGGACGGTTGTCGGCTCCGATCTGCAGAAGCTGGACTACTCCAAGACGCAGGGTAAGGCCGAGACACGGATTCTGATGGCGGCCGGCGTGCACCCGGTCATCGCCGGCGCGTCCGAGGGCATGCAGGGTGCCAGCCTGAACGCCGGGAACTTCGGCCAGGTCCGCAGGCTGTTCTCCGACATTCGGCTGCAGGACATGTGGAACGAGGCATCGGTTGCGTTGGAGAACCTGCTGAGCCCGCCGGCCGGTGCACGTCTGGCTGTGCAGACCCGTGACATTCCGTTCCTGCAGGACGACGCGAAGGACGAGGCGGAGATCCAGCGGGAGCAGTCCCGCGCGATCTCCCAGTATGTGCGCGAAGGGTTCACACCGGCGTCGGCTGTCGCGGCGATCGACACAAACGACGTGACGAAGCTTGAGTTCGATGATCGGTTCATCTCCGTGCAGTTGCAGAAGGTCAACCAGACCGGAGACGACGGGGACGGTAGCGATGAGGGAGGCGCCAGTGACGGCGACGACAGTTGATCTGGCCGGGCTGCCACCCGCGCGCCTGGACATGCCCGTGCTGCGTGCGGTGCGTCCCGGGGTCGAGCTACGTGCGGCCGACGACGGGAACGGGGTCGGCACGCTGGTCGGTCACTTCTCGGTGTTCAACCGTTGGTTCGAGATCAACTCGTTTTGGGAAGGCCACTTCCTGGAGCGGGTCGCGCCGGGCGCGTTCTCCAAGACGTTCGGTGACTGGCGTAATGCAGGCGACCCGCACCGCATCCAGGTACTGCTTGAGCACGGCCATGACCCGACCGTCGGGGACAAGCCGCTCGGTGTCGCACGGGCCCTGTCCGAGGATGCCACCGGAGCTGGCTATGAAGCCAGGCTGTTCGATGCTGCCTATGTGCGTGAGCTGGTTCCAGCCATCGCCGCCGGCGTCTACGGCGCCAGCTACCGATTCCAAGTCATTCAGGATGCGTGGGACCAGGAGCCCGAAGCGTCCGAACAGAACCCGAACGGCCTGCCCGAGCGGACGATCACCGAGAACCGCGTGTATGAGTTCGGCCCGACCGTGTGGCCGGCGAACCCGCACGCCACCGCAGGCATGCGCAGTGCATGTCTGACGGATCACTACTACGACATGCTTCGCGCTGCGCACCCACAGGAGTACGACGACCTGTTGGGCCGCACCCAGCGCGCCCGCACCCCAGCCGCCGATGGCACTGGGGCCGCAACGCACAACCCGGCTGAGCCGCCGCGAGGCACTCGACGGTTCCCTGAGCAACTGCTCACCCAGATCAACCTCAGAAGGGGATCGAGATGACTCTCGAACAGATCCGCGCGCAGCTCAAGGCGCTGCGCGAGCGGCTCACGGCACTGACCGGCGAGCTGCGTACCATGCCGACCGGCGAGGAGTACACCGACGAGCACGCCACCCGTGCCGCCGCCATCGACACCGAGCTGAACACGGCCCACGCCGAGGGCGCGGAACGTGGGCTGCTCGACGAGATCGAGCGCCTGGAGCAGTCCGAGCGGACCATGGTTCGTGCTGCCGACGCTATGGCCCGCGGCCAGCAGGCCGGCGAGCCCGGCGACGGCGCCCGCTTCGGTGAGGGTGTCAACGTGAATACCCGCACCGACGACCCGTTCGACCTGTCGACGGTGCGTGCCGTGCGCGGCCCGGAACGTGACCGGGAGATCCGTACGCGGGCAGTGACCGCGATCGAACGCTCGACCCGGTTCCGGGAGGACGCGCACCGGGAACGTGCCACTCAGGTCGTGGAACGGTACGGGTATGAGCCGTTCCTGGCGGAGTTCGTCCTCACGGGCGCATCGGATGCATATGCCGATGGGTTCCTGCGCTCGTTGACCAGCGGCTCCGGTGGGCTGTCGGCGGACTTCACCCCGCAGGAGCGTCAGGCGCTGTCCGAGCGTCACATGCTGGCGCGCGCCATGGGGCTCTCGGATGTGACCGGGGTGCTGGTGCCCACACATCTGGACACCACGCTGATCCTCGCCAACGAGGGCCGCACCAACCCGTTGCGTCGGATCGCGCGCACCGAGGTGGGCACCACCAATGTGTACCAGTCGGTGCGCACTGCCGGTGTCACCCACGACTGGACAGCGGAGGCTGTCGAGGTCGGGGACAACTCGCCGAGCTTCGCGAACCCGAAGGCGACCGCGTACAAGGGCACCGTGTTCGTGCCGATCAGCTTCGAGGCGTTCGAGGATGCCCGCGGCCGCGAGTCCGACATCATCATGGCGATGGAGGATGCGGTCGACGAGGCCGAGGCGATCGTGTTCATCTCCGGCAACGGCACCACCCGCCCGCGGGGCCTGATCACTGCGCTGGACGCGAACACCAACGCCGAGGTGCCCAACGCCACGTCGAACGTGTTCGCCCTCGCGGATGTGTACAACGTGTACGAGCAGGTGCCCGTCCGGTACCGCAATGACCGCACGGCGTGGCTGGCGAACCTTGCGTTCATCAACGACATCCGCCAGTTCGGCGACGAGAACTACAACACCCAGACGGTTCAGCTGGGTGCTCGTACGGTGCCGGCGGTCCTGGGTCACCCGATCCTGGAAGCGTCCAAGATGGATTCCGCGATCACCACGGCGGCGGTGAATGACATCCTCGCCGTCGGGGACCCGTCGACGTACCTGATCTATGACCGGCTCGGCGCGTCGGTGGAGTTCATTCCGAACCTGTTCTCCTCCACCAACAACCGGCCGACCGGTCAGCGTGGCTGGCTCATGCATCACCGGACTGGTGCGAACCTGCTGGTCGATCAGACTGGCGCCAACGGTGTCGTCAGCTGGCGTCTACTGCAGGCCGAAACCAACTAGTAACCCAATTCGCTGGTGGGTCGGGGTTACTCCTGTGGCCCCGACCCACCAGCCCACCCACAGGAGGGGAAAATCATGGGCACAGTCGTGGCCAAAGGAACGTACCGGGTCGCCGGCCCGCCGGGACGGAGCCGCATCATCGAGGGCAAGGCGTACGACGAGAAGGATCCGCTGGTGAAGGCGCATCCTGATCTGTTCGACATGCCTGAACAGGCTGCCAAGCGGCAGTCGAAGCCGACGAGCACAGCCGAACTGGGAGCCAAGTCGATGTCGGCCCGGACCCGGCGGCAGAAGCCGGGCCAGTCCACATCGGCCCCCAAGGGCGACGGGTGAAGCCAGGCTCGCTGGTCGTCGCCTACTTGCACGGTGGGCAGGTGGCGCACAACTTCCATCACTCGTGCCGCAACCTGTACGTCCACGACCTGACCCACGCCCAACGGCTGGTCGGGTTCATCGCGCAGGAGTGCGGCGCCGGGCGCATCACCGACGGACGCAATGATGCTGTCGAGAAGTTCCTGCGCACCGACGGGGAATGGCTGGCGTTCGTCGACTCGGACATGGGGTTCGAGCCGGACACGTTCGACCGGCTCATCGACGCCGCTGACCCGGTGGAGCGGCCGATTGTGGGTGCGTTGGCGTTCGGGCAGCGCCGCGGAGGTCTGGGTCCGGCCGGGTCGGTGCGGCTGGAGCAGTTCCCCACCATCTACCGCTGGGTCGAGGGCGAAGGCATCTCCGGCTGTGCACCGATGCACGACTATCCGCCCGATTCACTGGTCCAGTGTGACGCGACCGGTGCCGCATGCTTCGTCGTGCACCGGTCCGTTCTGGTCAAGCTGGCGCAGACGTTCCCGGCGCCGCGGCACTGGTTCGACGAGACGATCCACCGCGGCCGAGTGTTCGGTGAGGACCTGACATTCTTCAAGCGCTGCACCGATCTCGGGTATCCGGTGTTCGTCCACACCGGGGTCAAGACGTCGCACTTCAAGCACATCTACCTGACCGACGAGACGCAGCAACTCATCGACGATATTCCGACATTCGTCGTGATCCCGATGAAGGACCGCATGGACCTCACCGGTCCGTTGCTGGAGCAGCTCGCCGAGCAGGACGAGTACCAGCGCATCCTGCTGTACGACAACGGCTCCATGGAAGAGACCAAGTCGGAGCTCGCCGAGCTGGACGTCCCGCGACTGACGGTCACCGACGCCGCCGGGTGGAACATTCACCAGATGTGGAACGCCGGCCTGGCCGAGGCCAAGCGCCTGGCGTGGCCGTGCAATATCGCCATCTTGAACAACGACCTGAAGATCGGGCCGGCGTTCCTGTCCGGGCTCGCCCGCGAGCTGCGCCGTGACCCGCTGCTCGCCGCGGTGTCCCCGAACTACGACAGCCGGGCTGGCGACGGTGTGCAGTACGTCACCGAGATCTGCGCCGACCGGTACGACGGCACAGGCGGGCTGGCCGGGTTCGCGTTCATGCTCAAGTCCGACGGCAACTACAGCTTCCCGGACGAGTTGCACTGGTGGTACGGCGACAACCACATGCTGGCCTCAATCGCCTACGCCGGGTCGAAGGCCGGCATCGTGCTGGGCACGACTGTGGAGCATGTAGGCGGCGGGAAGCAGACCGGCGGCTGGGATGACCCGGAGCGGGCCGCTGAGATCGAGCAGGACCGGCAGTGGTTCCACAGCTGGCTACGGTCGATGAGCCCGGCCCCGGAACAGCACGTCATCGTCCTGTGGTCCGGATGCGATGCGGTCGACAAGATCCGCGAGGATGTTCGCACACGGTTCACCGTGGTCGACCAGTGGCGACAGGAATGGCCTGGCTTCGTCGGCGAGCTGTCGCGGTTCTACGACACCGACGCAACCGCCAAGGCCGAGCAGTGCGGCACCGGCGCGTTCACAGTGCTGGTGGTCCGCGACGACACGCCCGCCTATGGGGAGCGGGAAACCACCCGCGGTACGCGACAGGTCAACACCAACTTGTTCGACGCCAAGCAGCTTTGGCGCTCGTGGACGTCCAACGTGGAGACCGTGCACGCGTCCGACACCGTTGACGACGCCTTGGGCAACCTCGCGGTGCTGCGGCCTGGGTTCGACGATCTGGAGTCTGCGCTCGCTGCGATCACGTGCGACTACGTGGTGCTGCGGAATTTCGACGGCGAACCGACTGGTGACGTGGACTTGCTTGTGAGATCTCTGCCGGAGGCCGTCCGCGACCTGGGCGCGCTGCGACTGCACCCCGAGCCCCACCGGGTGCAGTACGCCGTCCGTATCGGTGGCCAGTGGACGCCGTTCGACCTGCGTCACATCGACGACGGTTACTACGACGCCGACTGGCAGTGCGACATCCTGGACTCACGGCAGGGCAACCGGCCGGACGACGAGCACTGGTACTACTCGCTGCTGTATCACGCGCTGCACCACAAGGGCACGCTGGCCGGCTACGCCGACACCCTGGAGCGCATCCGGCCCGGGGCGGAGCACACTCGCGAGGCGCTGGCCAAGTGGATGGCCAAGTGGGGCTACCGCTATACGCATCCGACCGATGTGACGGTGCCGTTGTTCGGCGTTCTCGTTGGCACGGTCGCCACCGGGCACGGCGCCGCTGCCCGCGACGTGAAGGCCGGCTGGTATGACGAGACGCTCGGCTACGAGCCGTATCCGGGCACCCTGAACCTGACCGTTACCGGTCCGGTGGGGATGCCGCCCGGGCAGCATCAGGTGACCACGCCGGATGGGCGGACGTTGCTGCTGTGGCCTGCCCGCGCCAACGGTGTCGACTGCTGGCTCATGGCCGGTGGCGACTCGTCCAACACGGTTGAGCTCCTTGCTGCGCTCTGCCTACGTGAGTGGCTGGGTGTGGACGACGGTGACCAGGTGACGGTGGAGGTGGGTCATGGCGGCGACTGACCTGCTGACCCCTTCTGAAGCACGTTCGGCGGTGAATCTGCCCGGTGGGGACACCAGCCACGACGTCGATCTGCAGCTGTACATCACCGGTATCAGCGGACGTGTCGACGCGATCTGCGGGCCTGTTGTCGAACGCACCGTCAGCTCCGAGAAGCACAACGGCGGACGGTCCAAGATCCTGCTGGATGTGCAGCATGTCGCCTCGGTGACGTCGGTGTCGGAATGGTCGAACACCACTGAGACCGCGCTCACCGAGGAAAGCAACACCACCAAGCCGACCAGTGGGTTCCTGCTGCACACGGTCACCCCGTACGACTGGATCATCCGCCGCTCCGGCAACTCGGACGCTAGCTTCCCGTCCGGCCGTAACAACGTCGTGGTTACCTACGAGGCGGGCCGCTATGCGGATACCGCGGCGGTTGACGAGACGTTCAAGCTTGCCGCGTCGTCGATTCTGCGCCGCATTTGGAAGCGGGAGCAGTCGAGCTGGTCGCAGACCACGGACTTCTTCGCCGACACCGAGCAGCCCGCAGCGATGCGCGGATTCTTCCGCGCCGTCGACCCGATGGTGAAAGAGCTGCTCGCCGACGAGGTGCTTCCACCGGTGGGGCTCTGACATGCCGACAGCGACGACGCTGGTCACCGCGCGCAAGCTACTGGTAGCCCAGCTCAACACCGGCGACCTGACCGGCAACGTTAGCTACGCATGGCCTGGCCCCGAGGTGGCAAAAGGCCGCCACGAGCTGCTGTGGGTCGACCAGGTGCGGGACTGGACGCAGGAGATCCCGAACCTGAAGGCGGGCCGCAAGCAGCGGCAAGAGTCCTACACGTTCGAGCTGGTGCTGTGGGTGGCGCGGCCGGAGCTGTCCGCGGCGACCGCCTCGCAGTGTGACGACCGCGCTATCGAGCTGATGGACGTCGTCGACGATGCGCTAGCCGACGACGTGCAGCTCGGCGAGACCGATGTGCACTGGCTGCTGCTCACCGACCGTGCCCATGACCTGATCCCGTACGAGACGGGCTGGGCATGCCAGATCGTCCTATCCATCGAGGGAAGCGCGAGGTTGACCTAGCTATGAGGATCAAGTACATCGGCAACCGGCCGCGTGAGATCGCCGGACCGCGGCGCCTGACCGTCAAACCCGGCGACGTGTTCGAGGTCGGAGACACTCTCGGCAAGTCGCTGCTGCGGCAACGCCGCCGGTTCGAGCCGGCCGCCGCCCCGAAGCCGAAAGTGGAACCGAAGCCCAAGCCGGAACCGAAGGAGATTGACTGATGGCGACCCCGAGTGGACTGGCCGGGCAGTTCGGGTTTATTTCTGAAACAACGACCGGCACCCCGTTGGTCGTGGATACGTTCCTGCCGTTCAACTCCGAGAGCATCAAGTCGGAGATCGAACGCATCGACTCCGAAGGTATCCGCGCCGGACGGCTGATCACCGCATCGTGGAAGCCGGGTTCGGTCACGGTGGCGGGCACGGTCGAGATGGAACTGTGGAACACCGACATTGCGACCCTGTTCCGGCACATGTTCGGCGCCGTCGCCACCGCAACCAACGGGCAGCAGTGGGACTACACGTACACGCCCGCCGATCTGACCGGGGAGTCGCTGACCATCCAGGTCGGCAAGCCGGACATCGGAGGGACGGTGCGGCCGTTCACCTACGCCGGGTGCAAGGTTGGCGGGTGGACGATGTCGGCCGAGGTCGGTTCGCTGGTGATGCTGTCGCTGGACATCGTCGGTATGACCGAGACGAACGGCACCGCGCTGGAGACCGCCAGCTATGACACGGACCTGGAGCCGTTCGTGTTCACCGAGGCGTCACTGTCCATTGCGGGTGCGACGAACAACACGGTCATGTCGTTCGAGCTGACGCAGGACACCGGACTCACCGAAAGGTTCCGGCTCGGTTCCGCTACCAGCCTGGAGTATCTGCAGAACGCGTTCCGTGAGTTCACCGGCACCGCCACCGCCGACTTCCAGGATCTCACCCAGTACAACCGGTTCCTCGACGGTGACGAAGCCGCCCTCGTACTCAACTTCGACAACGGCAGCGAAACCCTGGTGATCACCGCGAACGTGCGTTTCGACGGGGAGACACCCGAGGTGTCCGGGCCGGAGCTGCTGGAGCAGCCGATCCCGTTCAAGGCCGTCTCTGCCACGAACGACGCCAGCGCGATCACCGCGGTGCTGACGAACGCCGAGGGGCTGACCGGCGCCAGTTAGGCGCATCTCATGGCCATACCAGTGCTGGCGGCGCTGCTCGGGTTCGGCGGCGGCAACAGCCGTGGGCGTATCCGCATCGAGGGCTGGCGGGAGTTGCAGCGGGAGATCTCCCGCGCAGCCGACAAGGACTTGCCGAAGCAGATCGGCAGGGTGCACAAGGATGTCGGGAAGCTCGTCATCTCTCGGTTGCGTCCACCGTCGGTCGGTGAGGGCGCCGGTGCTTCGGTGCGGCCGTCCGCGACGCGGCGTGAGGTGACGTTGCGGGTCGGCGGCGGGCATCGTGACGAGCATGTCCGGCAGTGGGGGCGTCGGCAACTCTGGCCAGGCGGGGACGCGCCCGAGCGTCCGGACGTCTTGGGTACGGCCCGCCGACATGAGGCGGAGATCATGGACGCCCTACTCAAAGGTGTCGAAAAGGCTTTGAAGCCACCGTTCAAATAGATCACAGGAGATCATTATGGCTGTCGGTGTGGTCAAGGCGACCATCAAATTCACACTCAATGGTCGGAAGAAGACACTCGACTTCCGGCAAGTCCCGTTCAAGGTTTGGCCTGCGCTGAAGGCTGCGAACGGGTTCACACAGCGCACCCTGGTCGACGCGCTGATCGCGCAAGATGTCGAGGCCATCGTCGCTCTGATCTGGCTGGAACGGACCCAGCGGGAGCGGAAGCTGCGGTACATCGACGTGTTCCAGGAGATCGAATCCAGCGATGATGACGATGACATCGAGGTGTATCAGCTGATCGTCGAGGGCCGGAAGTTCGGCGACGACGAACCCGACACCGACGACGAAGACGCGGAGGGTGAGGACCCTACTACCGGCAGCTCCTGACGTGGCTGCCGGTACTTTCCCGCGAGTTCGGCCTGACACCGGCGGACGTGTGGGATTGCACCGCCGAGGAGCTGGCGACCTATCTCGATGAGCTGAACCGGATGGCCCGCGAGGCCAAGAAGAACGCTCGCAAACGACGTCGGCGGAGGTGAGCCATGGCCAGGGGCAAGGGCACACTCCGTGTCGTCATCGCTGGTGACGCCGGTCCGCTGAAGAAGACGCTGGGCTCGGCCACGGGCATGATCGGCAAGTTCGCGGTCGGCGCCGGGGCTGCGGTCGGCGCGGCGCTGGTCTTCAGCGTGAAGGCGTTCGCCGATTTCGACCAGGCCATGACGGAGTCGACGGCGATCATGGGGAATGTGTCCGACGCGATGCGGAAGGACATGTCCGATGCCGCGCGCGAGGTGGCCAAGACGACGAAGTTCTCCGCGACCGAGGCCGCCGAGTCGTACTTCTTCCTCGCCTCGGCCGGGCTGGATGCGAAGCAGTCCATCGAGGCGTTGCCGCGAGTGGCGGCGTTCGCGCAGGCCGGGAACTTCGACATGGCGCAGGCCACGGACCTACTCACCGACGCCCAGTCGGCGCTCGGCCTGGCAAGCGACGACGCGGCGCAGCATCTGGAGAACATGGTTCGCGCGAGTGACGTCCTGGTGAAAGCCAACGTCCTGGCGAACGCCAGCGTTCAGCAGTTCTCTGAGGCGCTGACGAGCAAGGCAGGCGCGGCGATGCGGTCGCTGAACATGGACATGGAGGAAGGCGTCGCCGTCCTGGCGGTGTTCGCCGACCAGGGCATCAAGGGCTCGGAGGCCGGGACAACGTTCAACGCGGTCATCCGGGGGTTGACCGACGGTGTGCGGCGTAACGCCGACGTGTGGAAAGAGCACGGTATCGCTGTGTTCGACGCCGACGGTGGTATGCGGAACATGGCCGACATCGTCGCCGACATGGAGACCGCGCTGGGCGGTATGTCGGTGGAGCAGCAGCGGACCATACTGTCGCAGCTCGGATTCACCGAGGAAACCCTCGCCGGCACGTTGGCCCTGTTGGGGAACTCTGACGCGTTGCGGGAGTACGAGGAAGAACTGCGTAAGGCCGGGGGCACCACCGATGAGGTGGCGGACAAGCAGCTGCAGACGTTCTGGGCGCAGCTCGGCCTGTTGAAGGATCAGCTTATCGACGTCGGGTTGACGATCGGTGAGGCGTTGATGCCGCATCTGATGTCGCTGGTGGCGTGGGCTCAGGAGAAGATGCCGGCGATCGAGGAGTTCATCACCGAGGGTTTGGCGTCGATGGAGCAGTGGTGGGGCGAGCACGGCGAAAAGGTGATGAAGGTCGCCGCGGAGACGTGGGAATTCCTGAGTGATCTGTTCGGCGACAGCTTGAAGACGCTGGAAGGTCTGCTGGACATCTGGACCGGGATCATGGAGGACGACTGGGGCACGTTCTGGGATGGGGTTGAGAAGCTCAGTGAGGCCGGGTGGAACAACATCAGCGTCACCTCGAGTGACGCCATGAATGAGATCTCGTTCGGGTTCGCTGTCGGGTTCGTGAAGTTCCGGGGAGAAGTCCGGCGTAGGTGGAACGAGCTCCTGCTGTGGATCGGTCGGTTGCCGGGTCGGATCGTGGACTTCTTCGCCGGGTTGCCGGGCCGGATGGCGTCGGTCGGTTGGGACATCGTTGCCGGTCTGGCGCGTGGGTTCGGGTCGCGGTTCGCGCAGTTCAAACGAGACGCTGAAGTTGCCGCTGCGGGGTTTGTTGCCGGCATCAAGAGCGCACTGGGTATCGGGTCACCGTCGAAGGTGATGGCCGACCAGGTCGGCGTACCCATCGTCCAAGGCATCGAGATGGGGATGCAGTCCCGCCTCAGTCACCTGCAGCAGATGTCTAACCAAGTCGGGAACCAGATACTGAGGGACCTTGGTAAGTACCAGGAACTCCACGACAGCAAATGGCGGACGCTGCGCAGATCAGGCGTCATGCAAGGCATGAGCCGCGACGAGTTCTTCGACACGTACGCAGGAACTCCGGAAAAGCGCGCACTGCTGCGGCAGACCGGTCGTGCATCGTCCGGGGACGGTCAGGGTGTCATCGTGCAGGTTGTCAACCAGGGTGTCATCGGGTCACAGCGTGAACTCGAGAACTGGCTCACTCGGTCGCTGGAAAACCTGCGCCGCCGTGGTCGACTCCCGGCGAGTGTCTAATCATGGCAACGGCAGACTACGACTTCCGCATCGACTGGGACGGCGACGGGGCGTTCGCCGGCACCGGGGAAAATGTCACCGACCGCATCCGCGACGACATCACCATCGGCTACGGTCGCGACCAGTCCCGATCCCTGTCACCGTCGAGGGTCGGTGAGGCCAGCTTCGAACTGGAGAACATCTCCCGCGACTACAGCCCGGAGAACGGGGCTTCGCCTCTGGCCGGACTCATCCTGCCGGCCCGGTCAGTGCGCATTGAGGCCACCTTCGATGCGCAGACGCACAGCCTGTTCCGCGGCTTCACCGACGGGTTCGACGTGCTGCCTGCGCTGTCTGAGCGGCGGGTACGGATCACCTGCCTGGACGTGCTGGCCCGCTTCCACGACGTTCGTATCTCCACCGAGCTTTATCACGCCGTTCATACCGGTGAGGCGATCGGGATTATCCTGGACGCCATCGGCTGGCCCGAAGATGATCGGGACCTGGACATCGGGGCGACGATCATCCCGTGGTTCTGGGCGGACCAGGCGGAGGCGCTGGCGGCGCTCGAACAGATTGTGCACTCAGAAGGTCCGCCGGCGCTGGTGTCTGTCGACGGTGACGGGAACTTCGTGTTCCGCGATCGCCACCATAGGCTCACCGATTCTGCGAGCCTGACGAGTCAGGCCACGCTCGCCGATGACGGCACAGAGCCGATGATCTCCGACCCGGCCGTCTATGATCATGGTTGGCGGGACATCGTCAACTCGGTCACTATCTCGGTGGACGAGCGTTACCCGGTTGGGATAGCCGATGTGGTGTGGTCGGGTGACGGGATCTACTCGGTGGCCGATGGGGAGACGCTGACTATCCGTACCCAGCCGTCCGATCCAGTGCTGAACGCGATCACGCCGGTGGAGGATACGGACTACCGGTTGCGGTCCGGCACGGTGGATGTGGCGCTGTCCCGAACATCCGGCACCTCGATCTCGATTCTGATCACTGGCAGTGGCGGCCCTGCCGTACTGGATCAGCTGCAACTGCGAGCCTTCCCCGTGACGGTACGCCGCACCATTGAAGTTCACGCCGAGGATTCGCTTTCGATAGAGCGCTACGGGATCCGCGCCCCGTCGCTCGACGCTCCGTGGGCCAATGTCCATGACGCGTTAGCCATTGCTGAGATCACTCTGGCCCACCGGGCGGGACGCCTGCCGATCGTCACCGTCCATCTTGACGGCCAGACCGATGAGAGGCTCACCGAACAGTTGACCCGCGACCTGTCTGACCGGGTCACGATTGAGGAAGCGGAACTCGGGCTTGATGACGACTTCTTCATCGAACGCATCGACCATCTGATCTCTCATGCCGGTTTGAACCATGAGACCACGTTCGGCTGCGAGAAGGCCCCCACTCAAGTGGATGACCCGTTCACGTTCGACGTGGCGGGGCTGGGATTCGACGACGGCGTGTTCGCCAGGTCCGGGCTTTCCGATCCGGACACGATGTGGCGATTCGACCAAGCCGACCGCGGATTTGATGACGGGCTCCTTAGCTATTAATCGAATACACTTAGGCCCATGGTCGAAAAGTGTTCTGTAGAGCAATGCCAGGATGAAGTATTCAGCCGAACCTGGTGCCAGTTGCATTATCATCGCTGGTGGCGTCTCGGCGATCCCGAAGCTAGATTGACGAGATTAAGCCCGAATACGCCCATTGATGTCCGGCTGTGGTCACGCGTAGATCTGCGAGGACCAGACGAGTGCTGGCCGTGGCAGGGATCTCGCGACGGTGGTGGTTATGGGATCCTACGTGTCGGTGCAGGCAAGAGTAAGGCCAAGGCGCATCGATTGTCTTATGAACTTGCCTACGGCCCCATCCCTGATGGCCTGGAGATCGACCATGTTTGTCACTCAAGAGACCAGGAATGCCGCGGTGGGCTGACCTGCCCGCACAGGCAGTGTGTTAATCCGGCCCACCTGGAAGCCGTATCGCATCGTGAGAATGGCCTACGCGGGAGGTCGTTTGCGCTGCCCAATGCAATGAAAACACACTGCCCACAAGGACATCCCTACGACTCGGTGAACACGTACATCAGTCCGTCCTCGGGCGGTCGGGTCTGTCGTACATGCACTAGAGAAAGCCAGCGTAGGTATCAGCAGAGAAAGGCGGCTCAGAGAATTGCAGAATACTGACGTTGCCGTGGCCGGTGTGGTGTACGCCGAGGCGAACTGGGGCCGTTGGGTCGGACGCTGTAATGGCCGTTACTGCTTCTCGGCGATGCAGCTCACCCGGTTCCAGCCGGTGTTTCGGTGCGCCGACTGCGGCACAGGCGCCGATGTGGTGTGGCCGCCGTTCGTCGAGGATGCGGAGCGGCTGCTGATGATGCGGCCCGATCCGCGGACCCGGAACTGGCTGCCGGGTGAGGACCTGCACGACCTGCTCGCCGAGAACATGGTCCACGGCGTGCTTGCCGACGCGCTGGAGGGCCACCCGGGCGGCCCGGTCATGGCGATTGTCGGGGACCGGATCACACACAACGCGTTGCCGTCGGCTCGTGAGTCGCTGGCGATCGGAGGGCAGTAGATATCGCTTGGACGACGCCACTCACCGCGGTTGCGAATGCAACCCTCACGGCCAGCCAATGGAACGCTTCCGTCCGGGACAACCTGAACGAGACCGCCCCAGCGAAGGCCACTACGGTGTCCGGCTACTTCGTGGCCACGGGGGCGAACGCGATCGTGGAGCGGATCGCCAGCTTCGACGAGATCGACACGAGCGAGTCCACGACGTCGACGAGCTACACCGATCTGACCACGCCCGGCCCGGCGGTGACCGCGACCACTGGCGCGAGAGCGCTGTATATCGTCACCGCACGGCAGGGGAACGACACCAGCAACGCGGCAACGTGGTGCGCGGCCGCCGTCACTGGCGCATCATCCATCGCGGCCTCGGACTCCAGGGCGCTACTCACCGATGGCATCACCGGCGCCAATGAGATGCGGATGTCGATGGCGCACCTGGAGTCCAACCTCAACTCCGGGTCCAACACATTCACCATGAAGTACAAGGTGACCAGCGGCGAAGGCACGTGGCTTCGGCGGCACCTGATCGTGCTCCCGTACTGATGAGTCTGACACGTAGAGCGCTGCTGGCTTCTGCGCTGCTGCCGCTGACTCCGCTGCACTACTCGATCCACGAGGAGACCGCCGTGGCCTGCACCTGCACTCCGGACGAGATCCCCGCAGACCAGGACCTGAACGACTACCTGACCACCGGTTGGTACATCCAGTCCGACAGCAACGAAGGCAGCGCGTGGGCCAACTATCCGCCGCTGAGCACCGGCTCCCAGCGGGCCGGATGGCTCGAAGTCGTCGCCAACGAACGGTTCACCTGGCAGCGCTACACCGAGTACAGCTCGGGCATTCGCCAACTGGCGCCGAGAGTGTGGCAGCGGCACTACAACCCGTCCAGGACCCCGCCATGGACCGAGTGGTCACAGGTCAGCGGCATGCCGGCGTGGCACCAGGCGGCCACCGCCGGGATGGGCTGGGAAGGCTCCACCCCGGACCCGATCCCGCCAGCCAGCAAATGGGGTCTTGCGCTGAAGGACTTCCAGGTCACCATGCGGTTCCAGGTCAAAAGCACCGCCGCCATCACGTCCAACGCCGCCGGGTCCTTCGTCGGCAACGTGCCCATCGGGTCCATCACAGATTCGCGTTTCCGGCCCAGCACGGACGTAACCGTCCCCGTCAACGTGTTAGGCAAGGCCACCTGCTGGGCGCTGATCCGGCCGAACGGCGACTACATGCTCACCCACACCTCGGCACCGTCCACCACGTTCGGCGTGGGGTCTGAGTTCGAGTTCGCGAGCAGCTACTCGATCGGCGCGGACGACTGACTGTAGTCCTCTACGGGTCCACCGTGGCGGATCGCCTCGATGACGGCAAGCCCGTAGGCGATCAGCGATAGAACCCCGAAGACAAGTGGTGCGTACGTCATTTGCTGACCGTACGCCGATCTTCCCACCCCGTCCATACCCCGAGGGAGGTGAGCCGTGGTCAGCATCGCGCAGGAACGGTCCAAGCTAGCCGCTCTCGGCGTCGACTTGCGTCGCCGCGAAGAATGGCAGGCCAGATTCGACTACACCGGCAGCCGTGCTGTTCACGAGCCAGCGACGCGGGTCTTCATCCACATCACCGTCACCAACCCCGGTAGCTATGCCTCTTTTGACGAGCACGCACGCGCGATCGAGAACATTGGCATAACCCGATTTCCAGCGACCGGGATCAGCTATAACAGGCTGTTCATGGCCGGGACCCGCACCGTGTACGAAGGGCAGCCGATCGGGCGCCGCGGGGCGCATACGGTCAACGACTTCGAGCGCTCCACTTGCACCACGAGCGGCTGCCCCGGCCGTGGCGGTCCACTGTCCGCGCCAAGCTGGAACCTGAACATCAATGCTCGCTCGTACGTGTACTGCGCCAACGTCCAGCACAGCGTCCCCGATCACGTTGTGGACGACATGGCGCGGGTGATCGCCGCGGACAAGCTGGCGGGGTTCGTCACCCGGGACGCCGAGATCCACGGCCACCGCTGCGTCAGCTCCAAGTCGTGCCCGGGCGACAAGATGTGGGCACGCATGGGCGAGATCGACAAGCTGGCCGACCACTACCTGAGCACCGGACTCACGGAGGACGACATGCCTACAGCGAAAGAGGTCGCCGAGGCGACCATCGACGAGTTGCAGCGCCGCCAGTACGGCACTCTGGTCAACGGCACGCAGGTCACCGGTTTCCGTGCCCTGAACTACGGCCCCCGGTACGCCCACCTGTCCAGCGTCAAACTCAACGACGTCCGCACCAACCAGGCCACACAGCTCAAGCTGCTGGCCGAGATCAAGGCGGGCATGGGTGCGGCCGACGTCGACTCCCACGCGCTTGCGGCCGAACTGCTGCCGCTGCTGGCGCCGCTGCTGATCGACGAGCTCGCCGATGTGGTCGGGCTGAGCGAGGAGCAGGTAGAGGCTGCGCAGGAACGTGTGCTGCGGCGCGTGCTCGGGAGCGTGGCCGAGTCGTGAGGTGGCTCGCCGAGCTCCTCGACGCCCTGGCGTTCTACCTGTCGGGCTGGGCCGCGCATGAGATCCACCGCCTCCGTCGCCTACACCGCGCCTGAGCGGGGCCTGTGCCAGGTGTGTGGCGTCAGCTTCCGGCTGCGTGCCTATGACGGGTTCGTGAAGCGCCACGGCGAGTGTCCCGGCGGTGGGAAGGCACCCGCACCCACGACCACCGACATCAACGCTGCTGAAGGTGGGAGATGACGTGCCAGATGGACCGGAGAGCATCGGTGAGGTGGCCCGGCTTATCCGCCAGCTCGAGGCGCACATCGATCGCCGCTTCCAGTCGCTGGAGGACCGTCAGCGCGGATTCATCTCGATCGAGCTGCACAATGCGGAGAAGCAGGGCATCGACCGCAGGCTGGAGCAGTTGACCGAGGCGCTGGGCGAGGAGCGCACGGCCCGCAAGGAGGGCATCAAGAGCATCGGTGTGATCTCCCGGTGGGCGATCACCGTTTCGGTTGCCGCGCTCGGGGTGTTGTTGACGATCCTGGTCCGCGGGAGCGGGGTGAACTGAGAATGGCCAAGTACCGTCTGGGCAACGCGGGGCCGTGGCTGCTGCCAGCCGTCACCGCACTCGGCGTGGCGGTGCTGTTGCTGCTCGGGTTGTTCGCGTACGGCAGCCTGTCCGACCGGCTTGACCGGGCACGTGAGCGCTCGGAGCTTTCCTCGATGGAGCGCGAGACGCTGGCCGAGGACATCCACACACTGCGCGACCAGCTCCTCGAGGAGGGTATCGACCCAGTGGTGCCGCCACCCGGCCCGGATCCGGTGCCGGACGAGGACGACATCGTTGTGGGGGCGCGCGGACCTCAGGGAATCCCCGGCCGTGCGCCGACGTCGTCCGAGGTGGACGCGGCGGTGACCCGGTACTGCAACTTGCTCGGCTGCATCGGCCCGGCAGGTCCGGCAGGTGAGCCCGGAGAGTCCATCGTCGGACCATTAGGACCCGCTGGAAGCGACGGCGCGGCCGGTGAGTCCATCGTCGGCCCCGTCGGACCACCGGGGCCGCCCGGAGCGGATTCAACCGTCCCTGGGCCACCTGGCCCAGCTGGGGCTGACTCCACTGTCCCCGGTCCCGCCGGAGCACAGGGTGATCCTGGCCCGGCTTGCCCGAACGGCGCCGACCCGATCGTGTGGGAGTTGAACGAGCCGCAGGCCATGCTGATCGGCCTGCCCGAAGGAACGTATCTGATCTGCCCATCAACCGAGGAGGACGCATGATCTCCGACTTCATTCTGTCCCTGATCCGCACATGGACCCCGATCGCCATCGGCACCGGCCTGACCTGGCTCGCGACCCGGCTTGACGTCGTGCTTGACGAGTCCACCACGGCGGGCGCGGCGATGACGATGGTCGCGCTGGTGTCCGGCGCGTATTACCTCGTTGCGCGCTGGCTCGAAGGCCGTGTCCCGTGGCTGTCTGTGCTGCTGGCCACGCCGCCGAAGGTGTCCACCCCGACCTACACGCAGCTGGAGAAGGGGAACTGAACCATGGCGAACGACGTCTTCAACATCGCCCGTGGCCGGATCGGCTACTACGCCACCCAGGCAGGGGTCGGCAACGCCGCGTTCATCGTGGTGCTGCTGCAGAACACCGGCCTGGAGGCCGACGACACACTGAACAACCACGACACGCTCGCGGCCGTCCTCGCGGCGGCGAACACCGAGTGCGACTTCACCAATTACGCCCGCACTGTGATCACCTCGGTGACGCCGGATCTGGATGACACGGCGAACACGCTTGACGAGGTGATCGGCAACCTGGTGTACACCGACGCGGGCAACGGCACGAACAACACCATCAGCAAGATCCTGGTGTGTTTTGATGCCGACACCACGGGTGGAACCGACGCGAACATTGTGCCGCTCACCTACCACGACGCGAGCGTGACGACCGACGGGTCGACGGTGACGTTCACCGAGGACGCGGCCGGCTTCTGGGGCTCGGCCTGAGACTCCCGAGGATGGGGAGGTGAGTCGTGGCGTTCACCATCACCACCCGCACGTCGCAGGAGACGAGCGACGTCACAAGCCACAATGTCCTGCTGCCGGACGGATCGGACGTGTCCGGGCGGCGTGTCCTCATCGTCATCGGAGTGGACGGCGCCCCGAGCATCACGTGGCCGATGGGGTGGACCGAGTTCGCCGCCGGCTCCACCACCCAAACGCAACTGTCGGCGGCGTACCGAGACATCGACGGCACGGAGGGTTTCGACGGCACTGACGACGAGATCGTTTTCACCACGAGCGGCGGCGGTGAGCAGTCTAATCACCAGTCTTATTTGATCTCTGAGGGTCATGATGCCGCGACCGCGCCAGAGGCCGCTACGGCCGCTACGGGCGGCTCAGCCACACCGGACCCGCCGTCGCTCAACCCGTCCGGGTGGGGCACCGAGGAGACGTTGTGGATCGCGGCGGCGGCGCTGCGATTCAACGACACCTGGCTGTCCGCACCGACCAACTACACCGATCTACTCGCGCAGTCCGGTGGCGACGCGAATGCGCCGCTGGCCACGGCCCGTCGTGTACTGGAGGCCGAGTCTGAGGACCCGGGCTCATTCACCATCAACGACGGGTCATCCTGGGTCGCCACCACTATCGGCGTGCGGCCGGCCGCTGGTGGTGTCACCGAGCCGTACGGCCGCGTGACCGAAACCGAGACCGCCCGTGAGCTAGTCGCATCCAAGGCCGCTGTGTTCGGGCGTGCCGTCGAAGCAGCGGTCGTCCGCGGCTTCGCCACGATCCGTGACTACGCCACCAGCCGGGCCACCGAGACCGAGACGGCGCGCGCCTTCACAACCGATAAGAGCGCCGCGGTCGGGCGAATCGTCGAGCTGGAGACGGCACGTGCATTCGGGCTTGCCCGTGCTTACGGACTCGGCCGAGCCACCGAGACCGAAACGATCCGCCCGTTTGACATTGGCAAGAGTGCCGCTGTCGGGCGCGCAAGCGAGACTGAGACGGCCCGGGCGTTCGGCACTACCTTCGGCGCCGTTTACGGCCGCGTGGTGGAGACCGAGACGGTTCACGGTTTCGCCGCCGCGAGGGCCGCGGACTTCAGTCGGGCCGCTGAAGTCGAAGCAGCGCGAGCGTTCGCCGCCGTGCTCGGCCATACCTACGGCCGAGTCACTGAGTCGGAGACAGCGCGCGGATTCGTCGCCGCGAAGACGGCCGCGTTCGGGCGGGCCGTCGAGACTGAGACCGTGCGGGTGTTCAGCGCTGCAGGGATCGCCGACCCGAACCCGTTCACCTTCACCCATCAAGAGCCGGCCCAATTCACGTACACCGAGTCCGCCGCCTTCACCTTCCAGGAGCCCACATGAGCGATGTCGTCGGCCCCTACACCATTGGAGATGAACTTCCCTCGATCACGCCGACCTGGAAGGACTCGAACGGCAACGTCATCGACTTCAGCAGCGGGTTCACCTACCGGCTACGGGTCGCCCTGAACGGCGTCACGGCCCTGGAGAAGACCAGCGGCATCACCGGAGCCTCGACCGCACCCAACATCACCATCGACTGGACTGTCGACGAGCTGGCCGCACTGACCGGTGGCCAGGTCTACACCGCGCAACTGCGGGCGCGCCGCACCTCGGACAACAAGGACCGCACGCTGGCGTTCGCGGTCAAGACATCGGCCGAGCTGGGAGCCGTGCCGTAGACTCGACCTCGCATGCAGGCCCAGCCGCCCCTCGCCCAACGGTGAGGGGCGGCTTTCCCTATTGCGGCGAGACTCACCACGGACCTCCGTCCTCGGTCGGCTCATCCTTGACGGCACGCTTGATCCTGTCCAGATGCGTGCGCAGCAGACGCGCCTCGGTGTCGGCCTTCTCCCGTGCCACGATCGCCGCGCTCAACTGCTCCTTGAGCTGCTCGTCGGCTCGCCGGCCCTGCACCGCAAGTATCTCGGCGGCAGCGCTGGAGGACAGCCCGCAGTACGGGCACGGCTCGTCATGCTCGAATGCGTGCGCAACACTGGACGCATACGAGTCGCATCCCGGGCATGTAATCTTCCTGCTCATCTGCTCATCCTCTCTCACTGCGGTATGGTGCGCCGCCGGTGCCGCGCATACTCCCCGATGATCTGGTTAGCCAGCTGGTGAGCTTGGGTCCACGACAAGCCCACCGACTGCTGCTCGAGCTGGCCGTCGACCAGCGCCAGCACCGGCCGCGCCGTCTCGTCCGACGTCCCGGCCACGATCAACTGCACGGTCATCGGGCGCTGCGACCCCCACGAGCCCCCGGTCGCGACCAGCGTGAGGGCAGTCTGTTCGTGGACCATGTGCTCGCGCTCGGCGCTCTGATCGCACCATTCAACCTGGCAGCTCATCGCGCACTGCCGTGCGCCGCATCCACGTGCCGGATAGCGACCAGCCCGTAAGCCTGCGCGCCAGCCGCATCACCCATCGCGGTAGTGACGCGGATCTGCGAGGCCAGGCAGGCGCAGTGCCAGCACAGATCCCGCACCGGTTCGTGTCCGGTCAGCACTGCCGGGATCGTTTGTCCCGGCCAGCTCGGATGTTCCAGGCCCGCCATGATCGGCGTGTGCTGTAGTTGTACCGTTTCCTCCATCGGTCTCGACTCCTTCGCAGTCGGGTTCCGTTAGGCCCTCGTCGCTGTGTCCAGCAGCGGCGGGGGCCGCTTTCTATTTCGGGGTCTTCGGTAGCCAGATCGCCCACAGGTCGCAACCGGGGCAGCGGATCTGTATGTGCGTCTTGCTCATGCGCTCGGCCCAGTGATGCCATCCCACATAGCCGTCCGGACATGGCGTGTGCCTATCGACCTGCGGGCACGGCGGCGGGTCACTGCGCGGCCGCATCGTTGCCCTCCATCTCGGCCTTGATGATGTTGGCCAACGCCTGGATACTGGCGTAGATCTGCCCGAGGTTTGTGGCCATCGTCCGCCCGTTGAACAGCTGACCTTCCAGCTTCATGGCGTCGGCCTCGGCGTCATCGGATATGTGCTGCAGTACCTCTAGCACGCGCTCGCGGTTCATCACTCCTCCTCCTGTTCGTCCCGTTCGGCCTCGCACCGCGGTGGCACGGCGGCCAGGTGGGTGGCGGTGCGGGCCATCGCCGCGATCGCCGGCGTGTGGTCGGTCATCGGTCGTACTCCTTCAACATGGCGGCCAACTCATTCATCTCTGTGGAGACCTGCGCGACCGGTGTCCAGAACACACGCACGTCGTACTCGTGATAGACGCGGCGGCACTTCCCCTGACGTTCCAGTGCGCGCAGGTTCTTGTACACCACCTGGCCGGCGTCGAAGCCTTCCGGCCTGGACGGGTGAGTGCGCCCCACCGCACCCGCCACCTGATCCGTCGACAGCGGCTTGTCCGCTGCGCCGAGAGCGGTCATGATCTGATCGCGCAGGGCGACGGTCGCGGCCTTCATGACCCGCTCACCGCCTCGGCCGCCAGCCGGTCGAACGCCTCGTACGCATTGCGCGCCGCTTCCAGGTTGCCCTCTTTGATGCAGAGGCGCAGGAGGGCGACCAGCACGACGTAGCGGTCATGCTGCGCGTCCCAGATGGCGAGCGCAGCGTAGTAGTACTCGACGGTGCCGTGGCGCGGCTGTGTCGTGGTGGTCATCGGTCAGTCCCCCGGGCTCTCGTCGGCGATCAGATTCCATGTGCGCGCAAGCTCATCGCGGCGCGCCTCGGCGTCGGCTCGCTGCCAGATCGGCAGCGAATCGTCTGTGCGGATGTCGTCCAACTCGCTGAAGCGCAGCACAAAACGCGGCCACAACTCGTCCCGCTTCTTGGTGGTCATCGCTCAGCCCTCCGCAAGCAAGGTGCAGGCGAGAATCGCGGAGTCGTGCTCGGTGCGGTCCAACGCCTCGACCTTCGCCGTGGAATCTTCGACGATCTGCGTGAACTCAGTAGTGATCATGTAGCCATCAGCGACGAGGATGTCCTGCACGTCTCTGAGAAGCTCCAGGCTGATGTCCGCCAGATCCATGCGCAGCGTCTCGGCCAGCTCGATGGCATGGACGCAGATCTCCGGTGTCACTTCGACCTCGACAGTCTCGGTCACGGTCTCGACGACTGGCTCTGCGGTGACGGTCTCAGCCGTGGCCGGCTCGACGGTGGCCGGCGTCTCGCCGCAGGCCGACAGCACAGCCAGCAGCGCGACGACAGCCAGGGTGGCCAGCGCGGGCCACAGCCAGCCGGGGCGGCGGGTGGCCTCGCGGTGACGGCCGTGGATTGTGGTGGTCTCTGCGGTGGTCATGTGATGCCCTCCAGATTCGCGTTACCTAGGTAACGCATTGACGTCTAGTAGGTCGCATCTCTCGACATCCCGTCAAGAGTCCATATAGGCTCTGACCTGGCGTGATACCTGGTCAGGGACTCAGGAGACTGGGCGGCTGTGGGGGTTCAAGTCCCCCCTCGGACACCGTTCTGACCTGCGACCTTGTAGCCTCAAGCTACACTAGGTAACACCATTAGGCAACACCTAGTATCAAATCGTAGGAGATCACATGGCGTCGTTACAGCGCAGGGACGGCAAGAACGGCCCCCGATGGCGGGTCCTGTACCGGGTCGACGGCAAGCTCCTGGCCGACACGTTCGGCCATCCCGACGGCGCCACCGAGTACAAGGCCCTGGTCGAGCGAATCGGCGGACAGGCCGCCCGCGAAGTCCTGCACCAGCGTCGCGGGTCTGCCGGCGCCGGACGCATACCCACCGTCGAGCAGGCGCTTGATCAGCACATCGACGCGCTGCACGCCGTCACCGACGGCACCCGCTCGGACTACCGCAAGATCGCCAAGCTCATCAGTGACGGGCCGCTCGGACCGCTTCCGGTCGACGCGGTCACCACCGACGCCGTCAACCGCTGGGTCGCCGGCCAGAAGGCATCGGCCAAGACCAAGCGCAACAGGCACGGGCTGCTGTTCGCCGCGCTCAAGCGGCAGGTGAAGGCCGGGAACATCGCGGCCAACCCGTGCGACGACGTCCAGATCGCCCGCACCGAGCGTGCCGAGATGACCATCGTCAACGACTCCGAGCTCGCGCTGATCCTTGGTCACATGGACGCCCACTGGCACGCACTGATCCTGACCCTGTTCTCGACCGGGCTGCGGTTCGGCGAGGCCACCGCGGTGCAGGTGCGTGATCTGGACCTGGACGCCGAGCCCCCGATGCTGCGGGTCAGCCGGTCGTGGAAGCACACCGACACCTCGGCCCGCGAGCTGGGCGCGCCGAAGACCGCGAAAGGCCGCCGCCCGGTGTCGCTGCCACCTGCGCTGGCCGTGCTGCTGCACGATCTGACCGACGGCTGGCCGCGCGAGGCGTTCGTATTCGTCAACAAGCACGGCCGCCCGGTGCGGCAGAACAGCCTGCACGAGATCTGGTCGGCCGCGCTCGACGACGCCGACATCGGCAAGCGCCCCCGCATCCACGACCTACGGCACTCACACGTAGCGGCGATGATCGCCGCCGGGGTGCCGTTGCCGGTCATCATGCGCCGCCTCGGTCACGAGTCGATCACGACCACCGTCGACACGTACGGGCATCTGTCGGACGATGCCATGTCCATCACCGCCCAAGCCGCGGCGATCAGTATCGCTGCGGTGCTCCCGGAGATCGAGCCGCCCCCATCCGGGTAGCGCTGCGATCTGATGCGACAACGCGACGATGGCTTGCTCCCATTCCTGGCGTGTCTCCCCCTGATCCATAACATCGACGCTACGACGCACCCCGGACACGTCAACCAGCGTTCGGCTCATCCTCGGCGGTACGAACGACGCGCGGCGGTGGCTGGATGGGTGGAAGCTGATCGTCCAGTTGGTTGATCAGAGCATCACGGGCCGACTCGGCTGCATCCTCAGCCTGAGCGACAAGCTCGACCGCTCTCATGCCGACGAACTCGGCCATGGCGGCGAGCTGGTCGACGTTGATGTGGATGCGCGAGTTCAGGATGCGCGACATGTGATTGCGCGACACGCCGATGGCCGCAGCCATCTCGGCATGCTTGCGCCGCTGCTCGGCAAGCCTCCCCCGGATGATGGACGCGACACGTCTCTCTAGGGGGCTCACAGGTGTGCCTGTTCCTCGTGGCATGCCGTCACTCTTGCATAGCGGGTGAGTCATTGCCATATATGCATGACTAACATCACAGGTGCAGCCTCACACATCTAGATGCGTCGGCGCGTTCCCATTGCACCATGCACCTATCTAGAGTACGTTGCACTCATGCAGACCACGACGGAGCGGATCGGCGCTGAACTTAGAGCCGAGATCGCACGGCAAAGACGCAGCGCCACCGACGTCGCAGAACGGGCCGGAATGGTCACCTCGACCCTCACCCGCAAGCTCGATGGCCAGTATCCGTTCAACACCAGCGAACTTGAGGCCGTGACGTCAGCACTGGGCATCACGATGACTGAGCTATTCCGTCGTGCCGACACTCACGCCGAGGAGGTCGTCTGATGGCCGCCCAACCCATGCCGCCGCGGACCGAGAAGGACGAGGAACAGCTCCAGTCCGCGATCGACAAGCACCCCAAGGCAGAGGGGTCCATCGGCGCCCAAGTCCGGCAGGGCGCAAAGGAAAACGCATGAGCACCGACAAGATGCTCACCACACGCGACGTCGCCGAACGTCTCGGCTACACCACCTCGGTCGTGTCGAACCACGCCAAGAACGGCCACATCCCCGGCGCCGTCAAGGTCTGGGGTACGTGGCGGTTCGACCCCGACGCGCTCGACGCATGGCTCGCCTCGAGCGCCGAAGCCGTCGACACGTGGGCCAAGCCGAGCCGGGGGTTCGCGGCATGATCGATTACGACGAGCAGACCCAGCAGGAGTACGACGCCGAGAGCACGCGCGCCAACGACGCCATCGCGAGCATGATCGCAAGCGGTGAGAACGTCCTGGCATACATGCGGTACGGCGTCCCGAACTGCATGTTCTGGCCTATGCCCGACGCGGAGGTCATAGCCCAGCCTCTGGTCGAAGATGGGCTGTACTCGCCCCGGCTGAACGCTTGGTCGAAGGATCGCGGCTGCGCCATCTGCGGCTTGGATCGCCGCCTTGTCACCGACCATTGCCACACTACCGGACTCGTCCGCGGCTACATCTGCCGTCACTGCAACACCGATGAGGGCACCGGCAATTGGGCGTCATGGATGATCCGCTGGCGCGGCGGCTGGAACCCTGGCGTGCTGCTCGGCATCGAGGACGAGTACTACGACATCACGGGTCAGTTAGTGATCTCCGAGCAGGGTCGGCGGCTACGCATGAGCAGCGACGAACGCGCCGCCTATGACGTCGACAAGGTGGCTCGGCTCCGGGCCGCTGTCACGGGGAGAGCGTCGTCGACCAAGCCGATCACAGACCCGCCACCGCCGAAGGAGACGTGACATGACTCACTACCGCGGACGCAGGCGCCATGCCATCAAGAGCGACAGTTGCGGCGAGGCGGTCGTGCTGATCGCGATCCTTGCCGGTGGCTGGCTGCACATGGTCGGCACCTCGGTGGGGTGGTGGACATGAACCGCCGCCACCCGTTCCGGCCGCTGGCCGTTTCCGCGCTCGCCGCCGCGCTGTGGCTCGCCGCGCTCATCTGGACGGGGGTGGTCTGAGCGTGTTCGACGAACTATCCCCGCCGTACGCCACCATCGTCGCTGATCCACCCTGGCCGACTGGTGTCAAGGGCTCTGGCTACGTGCGCGGCGTCGGGCGTCGTTACGGCGCAGGTGGCCGACGCCGGCGAGCAACCTCGCTGGGCTACTCCACGATGCCGCTCGAGGACATCTACGCGCTTCCTGTCGCGGATCTGGCCGCCGACAATGCCGCACTGTGGCTGTGGGTCACCGCAGGCCACAACCGCGCCGGAGTGGGCATGGCGTGCGCCCAGGCGTGGGGGTTCTCGATCGTCGGCGAGTTCGTGTGGGCCAAGCCGAACTACGGAATGGGTGCCTTTCCGCGGCCACAGCACGAGATCCTGCTCGTCTGCCGTAGAGGCTCCGTCGTATTTGATCGCGCCGATGTCGGCAGCGTGCAGAACTGGCGCCAGGACTACGGATTTCGGCAAGCGGCACAGCGCGAAGCCCGTCGGGGCGTACGACCTGATCGAGAGCGTCAGCCCCGGCCCCTATGTGGAGCTGTTCTGCCGCCGTCCCGTACTCGGCTGGGATTTCGTGGGGCTGGGGTTACGAGCGTGAGGCGGTGACCCCATGACCGCCGCCACCGTGCCGGGCGTCGACCTGGACACGCTGCTCGACCAGGACAGCGAGCGGGCGTGCGAGATCTTCGACGAGGACGGGTTGACCCGCTGCGGCAACATCGCTGACTGGGTTCTGTCCGCGGACTGCCTTGACCGCTGCGAATCCGGTCCGGAGTTCATGTGCGAGCCATGCCGGCAAGTGCTGGTCAGTGAGGGCTTCGAGTGCGTGCACTGCCAGGCGGATGCCGTAGTCGCGTGGATCGAGCCGCTGCGATGAGCCCCCGCCTCTTGGACCTGTTCGCCGGAGCCGGCGGCTGTTCAGTCGGATACGCCCGCGCCGGGTTCGACGTCGTAGGCGTGGACATCAGCCCGCAACCGCGGTATCCGTTCGAGTTCATCCAGGCCGACGCGCTGGACGTGCTTGCCGACGCGGAGTTCCTCGATGGGTTCGACGTGATCCACGCCAGCCCGCCGTGCCAGGCGTACAGCGTCATGAGCAGTTGCAGGCCGGGCCTCGCCTCCGACTACCCCGAGCTGGTTGACGGTGTCCGTGACCTGCTGGACATCAGTGGGAGGCCGTACGTCATCGAGAACGTCCCCGGTGCCGGACTGGCCACCTCGTCGGACTTGTTCGGGCGTCACGGCGTGCTGCTGTGCGGTCGCATGTTCGGGCTCAAGCTGTACCGCCACCGCGCTTTCGAGACCTCATTCCCGAGCACGGCCCCGGTTCATCCCGTGCACGACGTCCCAGCTAGTAAGGCCGGCCATTGGCGACCGGGGACCGTGATCAGCGTCTCGGGGAACTGCTCGCCCATCGCGCTAGCACGAGAAGCGATGGGCATCGACTGGATGACCCGCGACGAGCTAGCGGAGTCCATCCCGCCCACTTACACCGAGTTCATTGGCGCCCAGTTGATCGACCATCTGGCCCACGAGCGGCAGGCCGCGATGAGCCCCTGAACCGGGGGCGGTCCCGCTGCGTCGAACTCCCGGCGGGCTCGCCCTCAACCACGTCCGACCCGGACCCGAGCCGCACCCCCCGCGGCGCTGTCACTGCCCCCGGTGGCAGCTCCGGGGCGGACACCCAGACAAAGAGATAGCCCCCGCCGCGTGTCAATCGGCGGGGACCAGACAAGAAGGAGCGTATCGCATGCTCGACATCTACATCGACTGGCTGGACGACCAGGGCAACAAGGTCGACCGCACCAAGTTCGAGTACGACCAGGACAACGGCCCCGACATCACGGGCCGCGTGTTCGACACCCAGTTCCGGCTGCACGTCGACCCGAAGGCGGCAGGTGATACGCGATGACCACCACCTACAGCCGCGAAGCGTACGACCGTGACGTCACCGACGCACGCGACTCGTTCCGCATCGTCGCCCACCTAGGCCAGGGCGAGGAAGTCCAGTACATCGAAGCCGAGGCCGACACCGGAACTCGGTACGCGCTGGCAGTGGCGCTGCTTCCTGACGGGGCGCAGCGTTTCGCGGGGGCACCGTTCCTGGTGTCCGTGACGTCACCCTGGCAGATCAACTACCCGCTACAGGCGCTCGGTGATCTGCACATCGGGTACGTGGCCGAGAAGTTTGTGCCGCGCGGCGTCATGGGCAATGGCGGTGACGTCGCAGCGCTGACCTTGGCGATTGCGCATGCACTGGGCCGTGAGGCGGTGCTGTCATGACTGACACGGTGTCCGACCTGATGTACGCCGCGGCGGTCACCCAGGCCGAGCGGATAGCGGTCCAGGCCATGAACCGCTCGGCAGCCTATGCGCGGCATGTGAACGATGCGCTGCGCGTGATCGAGCCCGACGCGGAGGTCGGCGATGAGTGAGCGTGCTGTGAAGATCCGCGCACATGTTTGGTACGAGCACGATGACCTCGGGCCGGGCGTGTATCACCAGTGGGTTCTCTCCGACGAGAGGGTGAAAGCCGACAGTCTAGGTCGCCAGAATGCCAACATGTACGAGGCCAACTGGATCAAAGCTCGCTGCGGGAACCCTGACTGCGTGGCGACGGCGATCATCAACGTCGCCGACGTCCTAGACCTCGCGCTAGGCGGTGCGTGATGGCTAGCCGAACCGCCGAGATCACCGTGAAGGTCGCGGACCTGCCCGAGGTCAAGCAGCACATCGCTGAGCTGACGGCCGAACGAGACCGCCTGCAAGCCGCCGTAGACGCCGCTCTCGAGGCGTGGGCCGATCACAGCGACGCGAGCCCGGATGACTTCCACTGTCTGTGCACCGCCTGCGAGATGCGACGCGCGCTCATCGGGGAGGAGGCCGAGAGCGATGCCTCCTGAGCCTGACGATGTGGCCCGCTGGGGCGACGAGTACCACACGGCCGCCGCAACCAGCCATGCAATCGAGGTCGTGGCCCGCCACCTGCTCGCCTCCGGCCGCTACGACACCGACGATCCCGGATCGTGCTGGGAGGACTACCCGGACATCGGCGAGAACGACTGGACCGCTGTGGAGCGGTGCGCAGACCGGCTGTATGAGCAGTGGCTGAAGGACATCAAACCAGCGGACGACATCTACCAGACCGCCTACACGCACCTATCCGAGCGAGCGGAGAGGAACACCGCATGACCGTCACCGAGATTCTTCGCACTGATACGAATGAAATGCTCGACGTCCGGCAGGTCCGCGACGAGGTGGACCGGCTCGACGGCGCGGCCAGCGACCCGCAGTGGCTCCAGGCCGACCTGGACCGCCGCAAGATCGAGCTCCTGGAGCGGCACAACGAGCACCTCGCCGCCGAACTCGCCGAGATGCGGCGACTACATCCGGACCCGCTCGGCGAACGTCCCGGCTGGCTGCCCACCGTGGCGCAGCGCCCGGCCACACACTGGTCGCAGGTGCGCTCCGCCGCCGACCTCACCGAGCAGCAGCGCCACACCGCCATGATCCCCCCCACGGTAGCTGAGCTGCGCGACGGCGACGAGCACTATGCCGGCGCACCCATCGCGGCCGAGATCATGGCGGGCGTGGACTGCACGTCCGGGTGGCCGGTGTGGCTGGACGAGGTACACCGTGCCGACGCCGAGTGGGCAGACGCCCTAGCCGGCCTGCGGGCTTGGCCGGACACCCACCATGCCGACGTGAGCGTGTGGGATGACGAGCTGGCAGCGCTATGCGAGCCGGTCGTCACCGACTGGTGGGAGCGGGACAACCGGTTGATGGTCGGGCTGATGACCCGCGATCCCGCCGAGCAGCATCCGGCCGCCGAGCTGGCACCGGAACGGCTGGACGCCGAGGCTGAGCAGCGGCAGCACAAGCCGCCACGTACGTCCGGTGTGCTCGCCGCAGCCGCGGCCGGGGTACGGCACGACCAGCCGAACAGGCCACACCGCTCCTGGTGGCGCCGGCACACGCTCGACCTGACCATGACGGCCGGACTGGCCGTGGTCGCGGCCGTGGTTGCCGTGATGGCGGGGGTGCTGTGATGACCGAGCTAAGGCAGGAGATCGCCGCGAAGATCAAGGACGCCTACTACTCCGCTCGCGACAACGGCGGCACCATGCACACGGCCGCCGACGATGCCGTCGACGCGGTGCTGCGGGTGCTCGCCGAGCACAGCGACACCGAACAGGTGCGGTGCTCCACCTGTGCTGACCGTGGCTGGTACTTCGCCAACGGCGAGGAATACGACTGCGGCCGTTGCCCCGCCGGCGAGGCTTACGCCGCCCCCCCGGACGAGCACAGCGACACCGAGCAGGTGCGGGAGCGGCTTCGACGTGCGCTGATGTCGAGGTTCGGTGTCTTCCTCGACGATCCCACGGAAGGGTCGCCGCTCTGGGAACTCGCCGTCGACGAACTCATGGCTGTCGTCGCCCCGATCCTGGCCGCACTTGACGGCAGCAAAGCTGCACATAGCGCCGACTACGCGCACTTTGACGAGCAGATCGGCCAACTCCAAGCCGAGCGTGACTTTGCACGCGCCCAGCACGCAGACGAGAAGGCAATCGCCAATGCGGCACTCGCCGCCGCCGCACAGGAGCAGAAGCGCGCAGAGAAGGCCGAGGCAGAAGCTCAGGAGATCCTCACCGAGGCGAAGCGCCTGGCCAACTCCGAGGCCGCCGCGCGGCGGCAACTCGACCAGATGCGAGGCGAGGTCCGGCGCATGCACATCGACGGCGGGGGCGATCCTGCCATCAAGCCGTGGGTCGGCAGCCTGCTCGCCATCCTCGTCGCCGCACCCCCGGACCAGGCGGGCGGTGCGTGATGCCCCAGGACCCACCCAGCTACGGCGACGTTGCCGACGCGCTAACCGACCTACCGGCAGCCGTGCGCATCACTCGCCGCGTCCGACGACTCAGCCTCCGCGAGGTCGCGCGACAAGCGGATGTGACCTTCTCAGTTGTCCATCGGATCGAGGCCGGCAAAGGCTGCCATACCGGCACCGCGATACGGCTGCTGCGCTGGCTCGACGCCGCAGCCCCGGACCAGGCAGGCGGTACGACATGAGCGCCAACGCCACCATGCGCCGACGCGGCCCACTCGACATCGCCGCCGACATGCCCGCACTCGCCGAGGCCGCCTGCGCCGCACTACCCGGCCACTGGTTCTTCAGCGACGAGGTGCACAACCCCGAAGGACTGTCGCACTACCGCGAAACCAAACCAGTCAAGAAGGCACGCCTGAAGGACCTGCAGGCCGCTCTCGACACCTGCACCGACTGCCCCGCGCTGCAACTGTGCCGCGACTACACCGACACGCATCCGGCGCAGACCGAGTATGGCGTGTGGGCCGGCACCACTGCACGTGAGCGGCGGGCGCAGCGACGGCGACGGAGGGCGGCATGAACGTCCTCGCGATAGACCCCGGCAGCACGCACTCGGCCTACGCCCTGATCGGCGCCAACGGCCGACCCATCCACTTCGACAAGCTGCCCAACGAGGACCTGCGGACCGGGCTACGGATGAACGCACTGGGCGCCGCCGCAGAGCACGTCGCCATAGAAATGATCGCCAGTTACGGCATGGCAGTCGGAGCCGACGTATTCGAAACTTGCGTGTGGATCGGACGGTTCGCCGAAACCATCGCACAGCGCACCGGACGCGAACCGCAGCTGATCAAACGACACCCGGTCAAGCTGCATCACTGCCACAACTCGCGGGCCAAAGACAGCAACATCCGACAAGCGTTGGTCGACCGGTTCGCACCCGGACAGCCCAACCACGGCAAGGGCACCAAAGCTAAGCCCGGATGGTTCCACGGCTTCCACTCGGACATCTGGGCTGCGTACGCCGTGGCCGTATATGTCGCCGATACCGAGGAGGTGGCGGGGTGAAGATCACTGAACCTGGCGTGTATCGCGGCATCCCCGACGGCGAGTACCGGACACTGCCTGGCCTGTCGTCGACCGGGGTGAAGCGGATGCTCGACTCGCCTGCTGTCTACGACTGGTACCGCCGCAACCCGCAGCCACCCAAGACCGAGTTCGACTTGGGTCACGCGGTGCACAACAGGGTGCTCGGCGTCGGCACTGGTGAGGTCATCGTCGAGGGTCACTGGAACACGAAGGTCGCCAAGGAAGCGGTGGCCGAGGCTCGCAAGGCAGGTAGCACGCCGCTCAAACCGGAGCAGGCCGCACATGCTGACGAGCTGGCTGACGCGGTGCTAGCGCATCCGGACGCCTCACTGCTGCTGACCGGCGGCCTGCCTGAGGTGTCGCTGCTGTGGGATGACCCCGATACCGGTGTTCGCTGCAAAGGGCGGCTCGACTACTGGCACGAGTCCGCGGCCGTTGTGGTGGATCTCAAGACCGGCCGCGACGCGCAGCCACGGTGGTTCGGCCGCCACGCGGCGGACTACGGCTACCCCGAACAGGCCGAGCACTACAGCAACGGCGTCGAAGTCCTCACCGGGGTTCGGCCCCGGTTCCTGCACGTCTGCGTCCAGACCGACGGCCCCCCGCTGGTGTCGGTCTGCGACCTCGCCGATTTCGCCGACATTGCCGCGGTCAACGTCGCGGCCGCGGTCGAGATGTACCGCGACTGCACCGAGGCCGGCATCTGGCCAGGAATCCCGCACGGAATCCACAAGATCCAAGCCCCGCGCTGGTACAGCGCACACGACACATTGGAGTACGCATGAGCACCGACCTGGTCCCCACCAACGGCACCACCGAGATGGCGCGAACCGACGACTTCGCCCAGCAAATCGAGTTCGCGCGCATGGTCGCGGGCTCCAGCTTGGTCCCCAAGGCGTACCGCGACGACCCTGGCGCCGTACTGATCGCGGTCGGACTTGGCGCAGCAATGGGGCTGTCCAAATCCGAGTCGCTGTACCGCATCCACGTGATCGAGGGAAAGCCGTCCGCATCCGGCGAACTGATCGCCGCGAACGTGCGCCGGGCCGGGCACAGGCTGCGCATCCTGCACTCGGACACCGAACGCTGCACAGTCGAGATCACCCGCGCCGACGACCCCGAGCCCCACGCCGAAACGTGGACGATCGCCGAGGCCCAGGCCGCGGGACTCACCCGAAAGGACAACTGGAAGAACTACCCGTCCGACATGCTGTTCAACCGAGCGGTGTCGCGTTGCGCTCGGCGGGTGTGCTCCGAGGCGCTGTACGGGGTCATCTACACCGAGGAGGAGGCGCGAGAGGTCACCGTCACCCAGGATGGTCCCGGCGTGCGCGAGTCCGCCGCAGACGCGCTCGCGCCGCAGCAGCAGCAGACGCAGGCTGAGCCGCAGCACCCGGACGGTGTGACCAGCGGCCAGCTGAAGAAGCTCGGCGCGCTCATGCGTGAGGCCGACATCACCGAGCGGGACCAGGCGCTGCGGTACGTCGCCGACATCATCGGACGCGAGATCGGCAGCCGGAACGAGCTGACCAAGGCTGAGGCATCGCAGGTCATCGACGTGCTCGAGGCCGAGGCGAGAGCCGACCCTGCGACCGGCGAGATCCCCGACGGCGAAAATCCCGGCTTCAGCGGTGACACGCCATGATCCCCGACGGCCCCACGGTCTGCGAAATCTGCGACGGGTACATCTCGGACCCTGCCGATACCCGTACCACCGGGCCGCCATCCGGGCCGCGCTGGGACGGGTCAAGCACGCCGGGCCGCTGCGGATCTACCGCTGCCCCGGCATGAAGGCTTGGCACTTGTCCTCGCGCGTGAGCCCGGTGTTGAGGAGGTCAACATGAGCGCCATGACCCGCGCCGAGCGTGTGGCCGAGCTGATCGCTGAACGGTTCGGGCTGCACGACCCGCCTATGCGCTACGGGCTACGCGAGACTGCATACGCCCACGACGAGGTGTTCGACGACTGCGACCTGATTACACGGAGGCGACTTCAGACACTTCGGACTGAAGTCGTGCGCTGGCAGGCGTGCGCCGGCGCTAGGGACCCTACCACCGAGCACCGACAGAACGACCCCGAACCAGATCCAGACGAAGTGGAGTGAGCTGTGCAATGGGTCCGCATCGACGACCACATGCCCATCCACCGCAAAGTGGCCCGCCTCTCAGACACCGCCTTCCGGCTTCACGTGTCGGCCATCTGCTGGAGCAACCGCAACCGAACCGATGGTGCGGTCCCTCTGGTAGATCTGCCGATGGTGCTACCCGGCTCGCGCTCTCTCGTGAGGTCAGCCAGGGAGCTTGTGGAAGCCGGCCTGTGGCGCGATGCGAACCCCGACGGATGGATCATCCACGACTACCTCGACTACCAGCCATCAAAGACGACGATCGAAGCGATGCGCGACGTCAAGAAGACTGGCGGCACGCTAGGCGCTCATCGGCGATGGCACGAAGGCCGCGGAATCGTGGTCACAGACTGCGGACACTGCAAACCCGCAGGTCAATAGCTGTAGCCATGGGTTGACCTAATGGGGTGCTAATGGCCACACCACACCACCTATACCTACTCACCCTTATCTCAAACAGTGGAGCTTGAGTAGCGCGCAAGAAAGGACGCCACGAATGACCTTGACCCGACCCCAAGCTGAACACCTCGCCGCGTTCCTCCACGCCATCCGACCCGACTGGTACGGCACCGAAACCGTCACCGCACTCGGCGAAGCAGCCAGACGCACCGACCAGCCCGACGCCTACCAGATCGGCATCGCAGCCATCCGCTGCGCAGCCAACCACGCCAACGGCACACCCGCACACATCCCACGCCACGGCCACCACTGGGCGCCATGGCCCGACGAACCGACACCCACACCAACCCCGCCAAAGATCGTCACCTGCGAACACTGTGGCGGGTACATCACCGACACCACACGAGACCTGCACATAGACCGCGCATGCATGACCGAACACCAAACCGCGGTCTACCAACGCGGACGAGCGGCCGTTGACGCCGAGCTGGCCGCGGCACGGCAACACAACCGGCAGGAGACGATATGAGCGAGCGATGCGAGGTCATCACGACCGAAGGCGGCTGCGGGCAAGAAGCCACCCTGCG